TAGCCTTGTGTACTGTCCCAAGCAAACCCACTCTTATAACTGATACCCAACCCTAAAGTTGTACCCCAAGTTATAGTTCCATTCGCAGCCACCGCACCTGCTCTTAAATTGCAACGATAACCGTCATACCAAAAAACAATATATCTATTGTTCGCTGCATCGAAAACAGGAACAGCCATAGACATTGTACCGCCTGTACCACTAGCTGGATTTCTTATGCTTACTTGGCTGCTTACAGAACTTCCAATTGTTGTTTGAACCACTGGCTCAACTTTTCCATCACTGCGTAAAGCGACAGTCTGCCCATTATTTATTGCACTTTGAGCAACAAAATCTAAACTATTCTGTATTCCACCAGACGGAAGAAGTTCAGATAAAGCTGTCATTAGACACTCCAGCCGATAGTGGCATTTACATAAGTCATTACGATTTCTGCAAAGTTTTTATCAAAAGTAAGATCAGACGCATCACTAGCAATGTTTGATCCGTTTCTAGCAACGGTAAAGTTAGTTGTCGCTGCAGCACCAGTTCCATCTTTAACTGTGACTGAGTCACCTGCTGACGGACTAGAAGGTAAAGTAATGGTTATTGAACCTGCCGTTGCTATTATGTAATCACGATTAACAGCAGAATAATTTGTGCCTTTCATTAATGGAGTAATTGCTCCAGAACCACCGTTTGCAAAAGGCAATGTGCCTGTAACGCCAGTTGTTAAAGGCAAACCAGTTGTGTTTGTAAGTACACCTGCGCTTGGTGTTCCAAGATTCGGTGTTGTAAGAACTGGACTTGTTAGTGTTTTGTTTGTAAGCGTATCTGTAGATACCAAACTTACTAAAGTCGAGTTTGCACCTTTAGGCAATAACATCTCATTTGTTACATTTTCAGAATGAGGTTGCGCTGTAATAGATTGACCATGACTGTTGGCAGCACAATTAAGTTTAATAGTACCTTCGCTAGAACCTCCACCTCTGATAACCATCGTGTAATCAGCAGGTAAAAACTCCATTGAGCCACTAGCCGTAGTGGTTATCCCACTTAGAATTGGAGTCGTTAAAGTTGGTGTTGTGCTTAAAACAACAGAACCTGTCCCAGTTTTTGATGTAACGCCTGTACCGCCATTGGCAACAGGTAAAGTACCTGTAACTTGTGATGCAAGATTAATAGAAGTTGCTGTGGGAGCAACAGCAGCCCACGCAGACCCTGAATAAACCTTCATTTGATTTGATGAAGAATTAAAATACAAAGCGCCTGTTAATAAAGCGTTACCGTCATTGTCCAAAGTAGGATCAGATGATTTATCACCCAAATAGCGGTCATCAAAGTTATCATAAGTTGTTGCTGCTGCTGCTGCACTGTTTGCACTCTGAGTCGCACTTGTTGCTGCATTTCCCTCAGAAGTCGAGGCTGCTGACGCGCTACTCGCACTAGCGGTTGCGCTGTTGGCTGCTGCTGTGGCTGAGGTAGCTGCTGAGGTTGCACTTCCTAATATGCCGTCAACATACGCTTTTGTGGTTGAATCTGCCGAATCAGTGGGCGTTGCAAGACCAGTGATCTTGTTGTTACCCATCGCAATAGCACCAGACATTGTACCGCCTGATAATGGAAGACCACCACCTGCTTGTGCTAAAACATAAGCCTTAGTTGCTGCATCCTGATTAGACGTTGGATCACCCAGGCCAGTAATCTTGTTAGTGCCCATAGCTATCGCGCCACTCATAGTACCACCCGCAAGAGGTAGCTTTAATGCGATAGAGTTAGTTACTGTTGTGTGAAAAGCTGCGTCATCATCTAATGCAGCAGCAAGCTCATTAAGCGTGTCTAATGCAGCAGGAGCACCATCAATAAGGTTTGTAATTAGCTGATCGGCATACGCCTTGGTCACAGCGTCAGTCGCAGCAACAGGCGTACCAATATCTGTTAGTCGTGCAGTGTTAAAGTCTACCGTACCTGTTAACGCAAGATTATGTAAATTGGTAGTACCAGATGTTGCCGTAACATTTCCTGTCAAATTTCCCGTGACATTTCCTGTGACATTTCCCTGGACATTGCCTGTTACGTTACCTGTCACCGCACCTGTTAAGTCACCTGCAAAGCCTGTAGTAGCCGTTACGGTAGTTCCTGTAATAGCTAAAGCAGAGCTACCACCTATAACCATACCGTTGACTGTACCGCCTGTAAGGACGGCATTACTAGAGTTTAACGTACCGTTAGCGGTAAGTGTGCCTGTGACAGTTCCAGTAGCAGTAGTAATAGAGCTAGGATTAGTGCCTAGTTCTACAATCTGAGTAGAATTATTCTCTGTAAAAATTCGCTTGTCAGTTACGTTAACCGCTAACTCGCCTTTAACCAAGTCACTCGTACTTGGTACGGCTGATGCGGTAGAGCTATTCTTGGTAATAATTACTGTCATGATTTATCTCACCACTTAGTCTTATGACTCCAATAACGAGCCGATAACTTTGAAGGGGATGCGTCTTGTGCGTTATGCCTAGCGTAGTAAGATTTCTTTCTAGCTTTATCTTTGGCAGTCTTGGGATTACTCCCTGCGCCTTTAACGCCTTGTTGTCCAAATCGTATAGTCTTAATTTGGTCACCTTGTTTAGCCACAACAACATGACTCTTGGTGGGATGACCAGGAGTACGCTTTGGTTTGTTAAAACCAGAAACGCCAATCTTTTTTAATCGGGGATCTTTCATAAAGAATAAGGGGGCAGATTGCTCTACCCCCCTCCTCTATTAACCATTTACAGCCATTATGAAACCGCTGTCAGGACGATAAGTCTTAACACCGTATAATGTGTCAGCAGTATAAAGAGTACCTAAGAACTCTTGCTTATACTGAGTCTGTGAACGTATGCCTAACTGCTCTGCCAAGATCATTGTATCGTTGTGAACTAGCATAGCTGCTCGGATTTGACCACCTGCTGAGTTTTGTGCAGCAGTCTCAGTGATCGGGCAGTTAGTAGAAATGAATACATCGATGCCGTATAGGTTACCGATCTTTCCATTTTGTACAGGCTCACCGCTTACAAAGTCAGAAGAGACATATCGGTCAACACCCATGATTGCATTACGCAATGCAGGAGGTATTACGAATGCACGATTATCCATAGGGACATCAGCATCATCTTGCTTCTGAATAAGGTCACGGAAACATGCATCTGTAAATACGTCTGCTGTTGTGACTGTGTCGTCAGCGTATGCGGTTAAGCCAGTTGACGCATCACAGAAAAATGCAGCAGCAGTATTAGTCCAAGCAGTACCGTTACCAGTACCGAAAGACTTACCAAGATCCATGAGGTCTGTATCGACCTGACGGGATAGGGCATAGCCTGCATCTGAAGTATAGAAGTTACGAAGACTTGAAAGAGCTTGTGTCTCAGTAATGTCCTCAATAATGCGTGAGTATTCGTAGTGCTTGTCTATTGCAACTTGCACTTCGCCCTCAGTAGCATTCTGAATTGTTACCGCAGTAGCAGAAGCCTTAACGTGAGCATCTCCACGAACGGGAGCAGGAATGTGAAAAATATCACCCTTCTTTCCTGTTACGCTCATCTTCTTAACAATGTTTGCGAGAATTAGATTCTTCTCATAGGCAGCACGAATTTCGTCCGACCAAATTTCTGGAATAAATGTAGCAGCACTGGTATTAGTTACCGCACCGCCCATATTGGGATAGGTTGAATCAGTCATGTCTTAGATCTCCAAAAGGTTATCTAACCCTTTTTTCAGCATAGGCACGTTGGATTTCTCCTTCCATAGCCATATACCTTTTAGGGTCAGTTTTCATTAGCTCAATAATGTCTGCCCTTCTATAGATCTTTTTGCGAGATGTCTCTGAACTACCGTTAGCACTACCAGTTGATGCAGCATTAAGAGTTTGCTTACGATCTTTGCGTTCAGTCTCTACGGCTCTTGTTACTGTTTCTTGAGTTGATTTCCAATTGTTAAACAACTCATCCGCAGCATTATAGTCGTATCCACTGTTTGCTCGATTGTACAACTCTTTACGAATTTCACTACCTACAACCCATTTTTGAAACTCTGGGTTGACAGCAATTTCCTTCATGTCAGGATGCTTCTGCTGTAAAGCGGTCAGCGTCTGACTCTGTTGCATTTGCTTCCCCAATTCCTCTAACTGCTTGATAGTAGGATGGTTGGCAATCTTCTGTTCTACGGCTTTGTCAGGCTCTGCAAAGAAATCTATTTCTTCGGCTTTTTCCTGTTCCTTGACTTCGCTTTGCTTGAGAATGAAATCATCAACAATCTTTCGTAGTTGACCCACTTCCTCACCTTGGCTGCCCATTCTAGACTCAGCCTCTTGATGCATCTTTACCAGTTCTGCGGGAGTTTTACCTTGGTATTGCTCTGGCAGTTCTGGTTGTGGTTCTTCTACATTAGCTACCTCTTCCGAGACTAATTCACTTGTTTCTTTATCATCTACCTCTTTTAAAGGTTCATCAATAATTTGCGCCACTATTAAACTCCTATGGAAACAAGACCAACATATAAGCTACCCCACAAGGGACTTACGAATCGGCTACCTTGCGTTCATGTTTTATCTTCTTCTGTCTATCTTTAGCCCACTTCATAGTCGCTCCAGGAAAGTGACCAGAAATAGGATCAAGTGCAATTTTGACAGGTGAGATAATCGTACTACTCATCTTTCCGCACGTTGGACAAGGACGCTCTCTAACTTCATCAAGCTTTACAAAAGCTTCATGTATATGCCCATCAGCACATTTAAAGTTAAACAGTAACACTGCTACCCTCCTTGCGGATATGATCTATCGTAGATTCTAAGTTGAGAATTAAAGATAAGATGTTTAACTGACCTTTACGGAACATTAA